CTCGGGTCTCTCCGTTCTCTATCTAAGAGAAGACAGTGAGTGGGACAGGCGGAAACCGCCTTTTAGTAATACTAACAATGCCACGACGAACTAAACATTATGAATTCTTCCTTATCATCCGAGACCTAAAGTGGGTCTATGGCTTAACGCCAGACAATCATTCTCTGCTGAGTGCAGTATTACATAACCTGGATCCAATAGTGTATTATATGCTAGAGGGCCGGTTTGTAAAAAGCACGAAGAAAATTAGACGTAGCTTTAAAGGCCTAAACCTAACGCCTGACATTTCTAAGTTACTAGAATCACACCATTTAGCTACTGGAAAACGCGATAAAGTACAGAGGTTGGAACCAACGGACGTAATCAAAGCATTTAAACTGCTCGAGTCTCAGTTGTACGGCAAGGCGGTCGACCTTGCATCGTTAGAAACTCTTCAGCTCGGTTCATACAAAGATAGTCTAGTAAAGTCGTCGGATAGCATTACAACACTGTTATTATGCATCCCGAATATTGACAGTAAGCAAGCTCGCACTATATTAAGCGTGCTGCACACTGCAATATGCATTTACAGACAGTTCAAAGTTAAAGCCAAAGCCGATATTTCAACGATAACAGGCCGATACACCGGCACCGTACCGCTTGAGATTATTATCGATAAATACTTTTCAGACGCTAGTATAGATGCATTTATAAGCAAATATATGAACGCTGATAAGCTCAATAAATTCAACGAACTCTTCATTTACTCCGGAAACGCGTCGTCGCCCAATTCTGGTCATTCAAGCGTCAACTATCTAGCCGATGTGGCCGCGCTGTATAACGATAGATCATTACTTCAGAACGTCGTCGCTCTTGCTTCATGCTTTAAGAACGGCACGGCCTTGACTAATATTCTCGATATACTGGTCGCGAATGTAGCCTGGGATAAGGAGTACTTACAAGGGAAGGTGCATTCCCGGACTGTAACATTCACTGCTCCAGGTGGTAAAGCACGGATAATTGTAGTCGCGGATTGGATTACCCAAACCGCGCTGTCTGCAATACATAAAACGCAGTTTCAGTTACTGCAATTAATACCTGCCGATCGAACATTCAACCATCGCTCTGGTTTAGATATATACAAACCAGATGCTGATAATTTTATATCCGTTGATTTATCGGCGGCTACTGATCGCTTACCTCGGATACTGCAAGCCAGAATCATAAATAGATTATTTCATAATCTTGGAATGAATGGATCCGAGATAGCTAAACGATGGTTATCCGTCGTTGACAGATCATACGTAACCAAGGATTCACTGCTGGAACACAGTGCTCCAGAAGTAAGGTATGAAGTTGGTCAGGGTATGGGCCTGTTCAGTAGCTGGTCATCCATGGCTTTACTTCATCACTACATCGTATCTGAAATATGTAATGTAAGTGTAGATAGATACTCGCTTGTTGGTGATGATCTTCTAATGCGTGACGCTCTCCCGGAATATGCTAAGTATGTTGAATTTATGACTGAAATAGGCGTTACTGTTAATCAAAACAAAACGCTTGTTTCAACACAAGCTCCGCATACTATAGAGTTCGCGAGAAATTATATTATTCGCGGACATAAAATAAACCCACTGCCTACCGGCGTAGTATTTGCCTTCTACGATGGTAAGCTGTCTAACAAGGAAGTATTTTACAACTTCCTTGGAACGTTTCATTTTATAAATCCTCGGGCCTTGATAGATTATCTAGGGATTACAGATAGCCGAGATCTGCATATCCTAGCATATTTCTTATGGAGAGAGAGAGCAGTAGACGATTATGCAGTATTACACGATTTCCTAGCCCATAAAGGGCACGCGTTACGTATTACAGAAAGCCAATTCCAAAGCATAAAGGATATCTGTACTACGTCACTGGATCCTCCTTACAAACGAAAGCAAATAGATTTTATCGAATCCCTTCTATCTCAGTGTACCATGAGACGTGAAGAAGATTTGGCTAAAATCGCCTCTCTCGGCGATGACTTCGCAGCGCTCCGTTTCTCAGGCGATGAAATCGTAGATTACAGTGAGGTTATGAGATACCGTATATTGAACGCTCAAC